CAACCCCTCGCCACAGATGCCATTCTGATAACCAGGGAGCCTGTTTCCGCTCGGTAGAGCGATGTGACTCAGCGTATTTCTACTACCAAGCCTGGGTACCACCCCTAAACAGCCATCTTCGACGCTCTGGTAAACGCCTCTTCGATGCACTAATAAACAAAAGTTAATTACTCTCTTGTTGCTTATTTTACTAATATAACATATCCTAAAATAAAGGTCAACCTTTATTTTAACAAAAAGTTATATTTTTTGCAATCTTGGATCATCACTAAGAATGTTCTTCTCGCATCGAGGTCTAGATTGTCGATTTTTGATAAGTTTGCGTATGATTGCTAAATGATTTAGCCTAGTACGCTCTTTTTTGCGAGCAAGTTCGAAGTCTCTATAGTTCATTTCACTCTCCTTTTTACAGTTGAGTGCGTTCCTTCGCATTATGCTACTTCCGTCCCGAACGGGATGAACGTGTTATATTTAGCCAAAAAAAAGGCCCCGAAGGGCCTTATTTTTTACGAAAAATTAAGCAAAAGCTCTTCTTTTCATGATTTTGTAAGTAGCAACTGGTCTACCTTGACCTACAACTTCGCTGTCGATTACTCTAACATCGAAACCTGCTTCTCTTAATTCAGTTAATCTAGCACCTGGTGATGCAATATCCATATCATCTCTTAGATCTTCAGATGTAAATGCTTTACCATTACCCCAGTATTTTGCTAAAATTTGTTGATTTTGTGTTCCTTCTTTAAAGAACTTTGTTCCAACTGCTTTTGTTGATTTTGACATAATGTTACTCCTTATTATTGTTATTATATGTTTTAACATTAACACTAATATACACTAGTTTCGCGTAAAAGTCAACTGATTTTGGTAAACTAATTTGTCCGTTTTTTTACACGTACTAACCAAACAGTACCATTTTCTGTCTTTTTTTCGTAAATTGTTTCTAAAATGAAGTCTTTTTTTGAAGGCATAGTCAAAAAAATAGGCCCCGTAGGGCCTATTTTATAATTTATAATTGCTAAGTCTTAGCTGAAGCTTACATTACCATTAGTAATTGCAACAAGACCTAAGTAGTCTGCCGCATTACCAAGAGATGATGCAGTGTTGGACAACTCAATGTAACCGTAACGAGTCATGAAACTCACTGTTGGTTCAAAAGTTGATGGATCCAATACAACACCGCTTGACATTAACGGAATGTATGGGCAGTAGAATGCCGCTGCATCAGATTCGCTTGAGCCTTTGTATCCAACAAGTACGCCTGTACCGTCACCAGCATAAGAGTCAACATAAACTCTCATTGCGTTGTTTAATGTACCAACGAATTTAGTGTTTGTTGGAGCTTCAAAAGCACCTTCAGTTGTTCTAGCAAACGCAGAAGTTGTAGCAGATTGTAAAATTGTTAACGCAAATGGGCTAACAACTGCATAGTTACCTGCACCTCTTCTTGTACGCTGAGCAATCAAGTTTGCAACTCTGTTGATTTGAACTGCAAGAGCTGCATGTTCGTCACCAACAAATGTAGCAGTACCTGAAACAGCTGCTTGATCATAAGTTTCAGCGGCTGAACCAGCTAGTGTACGTAGGCTTCCTAGTACTTCCTGATCAATCTCAGCAGTAATTTCTTGTGCTAAAGCAGCCATAATTTCTGCTTCAACATCAATACCATGCTGTGACTGAGCGTCTTGAGCAGATTCAAAAGTCCAGCGAGCTGATAGCTTTCTGGTTTTTGCTTCTACTGTTTGCTTCAAGATTTGAATTGATAATCTGTTTCCAGCACTACCTTCTAGTGCAGCTGTTGATTCAGCTTTACCAGTTGCAGCACCTGAATACTGTTCTGCAATCTTGAATGGGCTTAATGCCTCTTCACCAGCAACAGTAGTTTGAGTACCGTCTGCTGAGTTTGTGTCCGCATCTGAGTAGCGAACTCTTAGTGTGTGGATCTGACCCACTGGTCCAGTCATAGGCTGAACACCAACGATTTCATTTGCAATGACTGTTGGCATTACACGTCTGATAACTGGAAGAATAACTCTGTTAAGAGTTGCAACATTACCGGCAGAAGTTGCACCAGTAGTGGCAGTCTCTGCCAAATACGATCTTGTATTTTCTAGAGTTGTTGCCATTACGCTTTTCTTTGTGCCTTGTAGGCCTTCAAGAAGTGCAGTTTTGGTATCCTGCCAGCGACTTTCTAATAGTTCTGACATTTGGTTTCTCCTTAATTTAATCCTGCAAGTCTTCTAATGTCAATTACATTAGCACTTGCATTATTGTCACTATCTTGTGTTTCTTCTCTATTGCCTGTGATTTCTTTGCCTTCTGTGATAATTGCCTTCTTCTCTGGAGTTTTACCGTCTATTACTGCCGGTAGGTACTTATCAAACGCAGAACGTAGTCTATTTGTTTGAACGCTTTCCAGTAAATCGATCATGATTTCTTTTTGATCTTTGCTTAAAGGACTGATCAATTCTGCAACTGTGTCCTTACGCTGAGCAGCTTCTGTAATTTTAGCAATTTCAGCATCTTTTGATTCTGCTAATTTTTGCTTTTCTACAGCTTCTACTTTCGCTTCTGCTAGTTGCTTGTCTTTAAGCTCTACTACTTTCATAAGTTTTGCAGTTTCAGACTTTTCGTTCAAGTAACTTGAACTATATTCTGTAGCAAATGCTTCGAATAGTCTGCGACCAAAATCGTTCTTTCTTGCAGATTCGATATCTTCTTTGAGTTGATGAATTTCTTTGTTAAGAACTTTGTCAACAATATTAGATACTTTGTCTGCACTTTTTTCAACAAATTTAGTCTTTAACTTATTAAAGTGATCTTTAGCTTCACGTACTAAACGTACTTTTGTTTCAGCTAAGTCTTTTTTGTCTGTTTGGAACTCTGCAATTTCTTTTGCAAGTGAGTCTACAACGAAATCTTCAAGCATTTTGAACTTGTTCGCCATGCCTTTTTGATCTTCGTGAAGCTCTTTTACTTCTTTTGAAAGACTCTGTACAACAAAACTCTTTAGCAAATCTGCGTTTTCACGCATTGCAATAGCATATTTTGCTTTAGCTTCTGCTAGTTGTTTACGATCTTCATTAAGTTCTGCAATTTCTGAACTTAAACGTTCGCTAACCATTTTGTCTACAGCTTCTGCCATAACTTCTTTGTCATGTGCATATTTAGAAGCAAACTCTTCGCGAAGTTCAGCTGTAACTTCAAGACGATTTTCTTTAATCTTGCTGTTCCATGCTTCTTCGATTTCTTGACGCACTTCTGCGGAAACTACATCATTTTCAAACAAAGTTTTTAGTGCATCCAACATTATATTCTCCTTTTATTGGAGTCGGTTGATTATATTAACCAACGATTCTTTTAAGTATCTCTGTGCCTTAGTGTCATTTTTTGTTGCCTGTGCTAACTCGTATGCCTTGTAGCCTCCACGTGCATTCATTAAATGCTCATAAATCGGTGTAGGATATGCTCCAGGAGCACTTGGTTGTGCTACCACATCCACCGTAATTATTTCAAAATCCGACACTTCGCCGGATCCGTCTTCTTTTACGTTACCAGAGCCCCTAGAAGATACTCCAAGTTTAACGCCGTTTTCCAACATTGTTTTAACTAGAGATCCCATAGGGGTTGGTAAAATTTTTAGCTTGCCGTAACCGTTTGGACCATCCATCCACATCTCTGTGATCATATGGCTAACACGATCTAGGTTTACTGTAAGTCCATCTGGATGATCAACTTCTCCTAGAACTGAATATCCGCCAGTGATTTGTTCGCTGAGAGTTTTGACAGCCCTGCCAATTTCATTTACAGGATACACACGCTGATTTGCGTTGCGTACTCCGCCTTGTATACAAATGCCCTTCATATACAAGTCTTTTCCTTCGTTGGCATTCTCGACGACAATTTTAGCTTGGTCGAATGTCAAATGTTCTGAGAGTAAGTTCATTTATCCTTAGTCCTCAATTAGCTGCCAATAACTGCTTTTTTATTGTCAGCACCTTCGCCTGCGCCTTTCTTTTCAGCGCCGTGGCCTTTTGGCATAGACTTCATTGATTTTGCAGCTTTACCGCCAGGTACGTTTACGTTGCCCATATTCTCTTCTTTTGCAGAATTACCTTCTAGACCACCTGCTGTACCTTTTGTGTCAGCTTCTCCGCCTGCTACCAAGTTTGAAGCAGTTCCGCCCATATCGTTTTTACCTGCTACAGGTGACTTAGTGTTATCACCGTTGTCTCCCATTTTAGGTGTTACTTTTTCGACATATTCACGCATCTGCTCTGCAGCTGATTTGGAAGTTTCATCAACTTCTTCATCATCTGATTCTTCTACTTCGTCATCTGACTTTTCAAAAGCCATTTCTTCTGGTGCTGCTTCCATGTCCATGCTGTCTTCCATGTCATCTGCCATGTCGTCTTCAGCGTCTCCGCCCATTTCCATGTCATCATCACCTTCGCCTTCTTCGTCTCCGCCCATCATAGCGTCGAATTCAGCTTTAAGATCTGCTAATTCATCTTCTAAATCAGCAATTTTATCTTCCATGCCTTCTGCATCGTCTGCTGCTGGTTCTTCGTCACCCATGTCAGCGTCCATTTCTGCATCAGCATCCATATCTGCTTCAGCATCATCTGCTTCGTCGTCAGCTTCGACTTCAAACTCATCAAGGTCAAAATCTTCTTTTACTTCTTTGTCCTCGTCTTCGTCTTCGTCTTTATCATCTTTATGAGCTTCATCAACTTCTTCATCAGATGCTTCGTCTACTTCCTCGTCTTTAGATGCTTCATCAACTTCTTCATCTTTAACTTCTTCAGCAAGTAGATCTTCATAAATCTTTCTTGATTTTTCTACCACAATGTCGTGGAATAGTTCTTCTGCTTTCTCGCGATCTTCGTTAACAAGATGCTCAAGCATTTCTTCAAATTTATTATTTGCCATTTTCATCTCCTATAAATGTTAAAATTTACCTATTCGGTAAGGCTGTCATATAATATATTTACTTTATTTGGGAAAAATACCTAGATAATAGGCGAAAAATTGACAATTTGGCTAAAAATTGTCAGGTAAGTTGAAAAATCTTCTTAAAATCGCTGATTTTGCATAAGCTGTAGTTCTTGCTTTTATTTAGTTCCTCAGGATTATAATTATCAGGTGCTATTACCCTTATGTAATTTGTACTGCTATTTTCGTTTATAACGCTCTTAGTTTGTCTAAGCCAATTACCAAAAAATGTTGCACCGTCGTCTGCTTTTTTGTAATTCTGTGTATTTGCATATATATTGTTAAATTTTGAACCATCACCAAGTCCTTTGTAATCAAATCCTAGAATATAAATTTTTTCGTATCCGTGTTGACTTGCAAGCCATAAAGCTGTTGGTCCTGAACTCCAACCCTTGCTAGGTTGGAAAAAATTTAATCCTTGCATTCTGTCATATGCTCTATTAGGATTTGTCCATACTTGATTTTTCTTTTGATATCCTGATTTATTAATTTCTAAAACCATTTTAACATCTACTGCTATCAAATAATCAGGAGCAAAAGTTCTATATACAGCGTTACATGCATATACTTTTCCTAATGCTTTTAGTTCGTTTAAATCAAGATTTTCTCGTGAAACACCATTGCCTAGAACAAATGCAATGTGATTGTTTTTTCTTTCTTCGGTAGGTTGAGGAGCTGTTGCTGTGCGTTTATGCTGTTTGGCTAAACGCCTTTCTGCTCTTATTCTATGCCATTCTTGTTTAGAATATTGGCGCTTATCTATTTTGGACAATTATCATACTCCGGCAGCCTGTGCTTGTGCAGCTATTCCATACATTTGCCTTACAATATCGTTTTCTTTGGCTTTTTCTTTTGTATGTAGCTCACTTGCTTTCCTTGCTCTGTTTATTTGACGCAAGGTAAGGCGAGTCTTCCGGGTATCATCTAAATCAATAATTGAATCATCATACTGAGGGTCATACCTATCATCTTCAGTAGGTTGCATAGTTTCTTTGTCGTAATAAAAAAGTTCTCTCAGTATCATGTTTATATTTATGCAGGAGGTGCTGGTTCGTCACCACCTGGTGCTTCAGCTCCGCCTTCATCTCCGCCTGTAGCTGTTTCTGGAGGTTCACCTGCTCCTCCATCTTCGCCACCTTCCATACTAACTTGATCTTCTGCTCCTGAAATATCAGCTGAAATTCCTGCTCCAGAAATTCCTACACTTCTCATTTCTCCTGCGGCATCACCTACAGGTGGTTGAAGATTTTCGTCATTTTCCTCACGCCACATGCGTTCATTTTCAGCAACGTCTTCTTCGCTTAATCCTAAGAAGCGTTTCAGTGCAAATCTATTTGAAATAAACGGAATAGCTTGAATTTGTGCAAATGTTCCTATTCTTTGATTATCTAATTCTGTTTGTCTATATGCCGCAAAGTTTTGTGGAGGCATAAATTTAATGTCAAACATTGCAGTGTCAATGTTTACACCTTTTTCTAAAAGATATCTTTTAAATTCTGTATCAAATTCTTCTACTAATAAATTTTGTAATCTTTCACAATATGTATTGAATCTCAATTCTTGGATAAATGCTGTTCCAACTCTTCCGTCGTTGTATTGTGCGTTCGAATCGTCTGCACCAGTTGGCAAATATGAACTAGGAATTCTTAAACCACGTACTAACTTGTTTGTAAAATATCTTAGATCATCAATTTCGCCAAGGTTTGTACCACCTGGAAGTGTTTCAACTTTTGATCCTCTACCTTCCGCAGTTTGTGGAAAGAAGTAATCCTCATTGATGGAAAGCGGATTATAACTAGAGTCTATGACATTTGTCCCTCCGCCAGTTTTGCTAGGAATACGTCTTTGGTGTATTTCTGTCTTTACACGCTCCACAAACTGCATAGCAAGGTGTGATGGCATGTTACCAACATCAACATAAAAAACTCTACGTTCCGGTGCTCTTTGCACACGGTATATAATAATAGCATCTTCAAGCAATTCTTTCTGCTTGTAAACTTTAAAAATACTTTCTAATAACGAATTACCAAATGGGTAATTGTTATCTAAACCTTCTGATAAACTTATATGAAATACATGTTCTGCATTTACAGCTATTTCACCTTGTTCTACTGCAAATCTGCTTCCAAGTTGTCCTGTATTACTGCCTGTGCCAGTCATTCCTCTAACACCGCCGGTTAAGTATCCTGAACCTCCACCTGTGACATTTCCTGTAGTTTGTAGTGCTTTTGTTGCAACTAAATCTTTAAAATTAAATGTAACATCTTTAACAACATACTGTTCAGGTTTTTTACCTTCTGACTCGTTTACAATAATTCTGTTTACTTTAGCTGGATCAACATGATATAATTTTTTTGTTTCTGGATCACGTAAAAAGAAACCATCTCCGTATTTGAATACATTACGGAAAATTCTAAACATTCTATTTTCTAAACTGTTTATTTTATACCATTGCTTCAAATATTCACTTAGAATTCTTACTTCAGAATTTGTAGCAGGTTTATAAAATTTAAATTCAAAATGTGTATCATTTTTCTTGTTTTTCTGTGTACAGAATTCAGCAAGAATGTCTAAAGCGGCATTGACTTCTGAATCCATATCCATAGTATTGTACTGACCATAACGTTCAACACGATTAGGTGTGCCTACATAAACATCTGGTAAAAATGAAGAATAGTTTGACCTTGCTGGTCCTGGTCTTGCGGCAGTACCTCTTCCACTAAAAGGAGAATAACTACCTGATTGATTATCACCCGTTGGTACTGGGGTAAAGTATTTTTTCCAACTCATAAATTATATTCCTTTAAGTGCCGTTTTATACTGCGACAAGTGACTTTTTTGTATATCCATGCTCTTTCTATTTACCTCAACTAGCTGTTGCATCATTTTAATTAGGTCCGGATTAGAAGCCGCATCTGGAGCTGTCATATTTGCCGCCGCTACTTTTGCCGCTTCTGACATCGGAGCACCCATTGTTTGCATTTCTTGGGCTAATTGTTGTGATATTTCTGAAAATTTTTGTCCTAATTCAGGGCCTAAAGTAGCTATACTTTGCGTAACATCGTTTGGCAGTACACGCCCTGCTGAATTAGACATGAATAATTCTGGTCCACCTTCACCAACTAACGCTAGTTGATTTGCACTCAATGGACCTCCTGTTTCTCTACCCACTACTTCATTTACAAAATTCTTAACTCCGCTTATTGCTTGTTTACCTAAACCTATTAATCCTTCTTTTTGTTTTTCTGGTGTTGCTCCACTTTGTTCTGCTGTTGATTGTCCTGACGTTGTTACGTTACTTGTGGCGGCATTTTCTTTTGTCTTTGCAGTTGCGGCATCAATAACTTTATCAGTTAAGTCGCCCTGAGCATCCATAAGACCTTTTTCTTGTAAAGCTCTCCTTCCTGCGTCAGCGTTACCGTTTTTAATTGCTTCTGCAAATGCATTAGCTTCTTCAACAAATCCAGCTTTTTTAAGTTGGCTAACTTGTTCTTTCATTGATGTTGTAAATAAGGCCCCAGAAGCTTCAATACCGTCTTTCATTACGTCTCCAACTGTTGCAACTACTTCTACACCGTCTTCTGCGACTGTTGACAATGCTTTGTTTACTGTTTGATTGTTTTCTAATTCTTCTGCAATAGTTTTTTGTACGCCTGCTTGAGTTTTGACTATTTCTGTGTTTATTTTATTTGAAGCAACAAGAGCTTTTCTACCATCGCCTGTTCCTCTTGCTATTTGATCAACTTCGTCGTTGATATTTTTTAAATTTTGTATAAATGCTTCTGCTAAAGTAACAAAGCCGCCGTTAGTGTCTTGCATCTTTTTCTGTTGTTCCAAAATAGCATCTGTAATTTGTGCAGTTTCTTCAAGCACTTCGGCTTGAGTTGCTCCGAAATCACTTACACTTTTCAACGTAGCAAGTTGTAAGTTGGTCATACTGTCACCGGATTCAACAGCTGCCGCTAACGATTTTTCAGAAAGTTTTTTAGCACCTTCAGCGTCACCGGATTCAATCGCCGCTTTTGTTTTATACATTAATTCTGCAGCAGCGCCATTAGCCGCAACAAAGTTTTTAGCCGCCTGAGATACAGGAGCACCTAGTGTTAAAATTTCTTTCATTGCAAGTTTCTGAGCTGAACTTGCTCCTGCCATACCTTCCATGGCTTGCTGATTTGCTTTAGACGCTCCGGTAATACCTTGTTTTTCAAGCATACGCAGTTTTGCTCTTACTGCACCGTCGGCTTGAGCTGCTTGCATTTCATCTTGCAATTGATCAGCTTGTTTGCCTGTTAATTTTGCTATTGTTTGTAATGATTTTGCATATCGTGCTGCTTCAGCGGCTTGATCAGTAGCACTAGTTTCCTCTAACATGAAACGTCTACGTTGCAACTGTGTTTGTTTTAGATTAAATTCTATTGCTTCTTCAACACTGTAACCTAAGTTAACAAACTTTTCAATCAATCCATCTTGGAATAATGCTTGTCCTGCTTGAGCAACTCTTTTTTCACCTTCAGTAACACCACCTGCAAATCCTGCTAACAGTTCACTGTTCCTAGCTACCATTCCAGCAAATTCGTCTAAACGTAGTCCGCTATCTGCCGCTAGTTTTCTTAATTCAAATAATTGGCCACTTGCTCCGCCACCTATTTTTGACAGTGTCCTAAATGTATCAGCAGTATTTTCAAGATACTGCACTCCTGAATTCAAAGCGCCTGCAAACTTGTTTACAATAGGAATACCCGAAGCGGCATTGTTAAGTGTACTTGCTAGATCTTTAAATCCACCACCAACAGTGCTCATTTGCTCGGCAAATTCTTTAGCACTTTTGCCTGCTTTTCCGCCACTGCTGAATCCAGTTCCCTCTGATCTAGCAGGAGTAGTTCCGCCGGCACCTTTTGCAGCTACAATATCAGCTAATCTATTCAGCGATTTTTCATCAAGTGTTACTTCTGCCATTCTATTTTCAACCTAGGTTATGTACGCACATTATAAATAGTTATAAGTACATTGTAATATAATGTATTTATGTGGAGAATTATATGAGCAGTTTTTTAGAAAACTATAAAAGACAGCCAAAAATTTATATTGATTTACCTAGCAAAGGAATCTACTATACACAAGGTAATGTAGTTCAAGATAATCAATTTACAAACATCCCTGTTTTTGGCATGAACACAATGGATGAAAT